TCGTCCGCATCCGACTCCGTCGGCGGTCGATCCGTGATCCAGTCAGTGTCGGTCATGTCCAGTGGTGAGGGACTTGGATAGGTTAGCACAGGGTGGCGGGGGTGGGTCAAGGTGACAGCAGTTCAATCCACACGTCTGCATGGCAGGGCTGATCGAGCGGGCATGTGCAGCCCAGATCAAAGCCACGCAGTTCACGGCTGGCCAGCTCCACAAGCGCCGGGTGCTGCTGCAGGTGATCGCGGAACATCGCCACCGCTTCTGCTGCATTGGCAGCTTCATGGCCCACGCGGAACGGATTGCCCCAGCGTGATGGCCTTGTGACCCGTTTGCCGTTTGGCGGGTTGGGGTCTAGGTAGTTGGCGATGCGGAAGCGCCTCACGACTCTGCCAGGTTGTTGTAACGGTTGAAAGCCTCGCGGATGCGGTGAATGCCGGAATGGCATTCCTTGCACGCGATCATGATGTTGTCGCGTTCATCGGCGCCGCCGTCTTTGACTTCAATGATGTGATGCGCCTCCAGTGGCAGCATGGGGCGGAGCACCTTGAGCGTTGCGCGGTCGCGTAGGCACACCCAGCAGTAGTCGCGCATATCCTCTGGCACCAGCTCAAACAGCTCGCGGTTGACCTTGCGGCGTGCGGTCTTCAGCTCGGCCGGCTTTGAAATCCACATGTGCCCATGCACTGGGCAGCGGACTTCACCGTGATGCTGCGTGTCCGGCCGCAACTTGAACGGTGACTCCTGCCCGCATTTTGGGCATGGCATGGTTTCCATAGGTGAAGGCATGGCGTGATGCCATCTCACCTTAGCGAGTCTGGCTAAGCTTGGCAAGCCCGTCACGGAGGACCGTGCATCCCATCTCAGTTCTTTTCACGCCGCAGCAGGTGCAATGGCTTGACCGGCAGCGCAGCGCTGGGCTGTCCCGCAGTGCTGTGATCCGCCTCGTGGTCGAGGATGCCATGCGCCGCGAGCAAGTGGAGCAACCCCGCCGATGAACCTGCACGATGAACTCGCGCGGCTGCCTGATGACTGGGGTTTTGTCGCAGTAGACGGCCGTAAGCGCGCCTACCAAGACGACTGGACGAACAACCCGCTCACCAAAAAGCAGCTCACCGCTGAACTGCGCAGCGGATCCGCCAAGGCGATCGGCGTTCTATGTGGTGTGCCATCCGGTGGCCTGTTGTTTCTGGATCACGATGGCAAGTCAGCCAGTGATCTGCTCACCCAATGGGGTTGTCCGCTCTCATCACTACCGCGCAGCTGGGTGGTTAAGTCCGGCCGTGACGGCAGGATGCAGATCATCTACCGCGTCCCAGAGCAGTATTGGCCTGAGATCCGCACGCGCAAATACAAGACCGGTGTCATGGATGCCGAAGGCAAGCCCGAACAGGTGGAACTGCGCTGGAACGGCTGCCAGTCCGTCGTGGCCGGTGCACATCCTCAGACCAGTGGTTACTACTGGGTCAAGAATCACGCGCCAGGTGATCGTCCCATCGCGGAGGCACCGCTTTGCTTGATCGAAAAGATGCTCAAGCCAGCGCCGGAACCGCAGCGGCCTGCATCACTTGCGCTGGTAGAAGTGGTCAACCCGCAAGCTGATGCTGACCGCGCACGGTCCTACCTCGCAGCACTGTCGCCATCGCGCGCAGATGATTACGACGACTGGCTCGAAATCGGCATGGCGCTCCACAGCGTCGGCGATGACTCATTGCTAGACGACTGGGAGCAGTGGTCCGCGCAATCCAGCAAGCACAAGCCAAGCGACTGCCTGCGCAAATGGCGCAGCTTCAAAAAATCAGGCATCACGCTCGGTACACTCGGTGATCTTGCCAAGAAAGACGGCTGGCGCAGTAGTCGCCGCGAGTCATCCAAGGCTGTAATCCGCAATCCGGATCAGCAGTCAGATGATGAGGCGCCGGCGCGTGCGCAGATGTTCAGCAAGCCGGACAAACTTGAAGCCGCCGAGCTGCTTGCCTTCATGCGCGACAACGGCGGCAGTATCCGCTACAACATCTTCACCCAGCAGATTGAGATGAACGGCAAGGTGCTGGAAGGTGCCGACCGTTACTACCTCAAGTTAGCGGAACTCGGTTACAAGGTCGGCAAAGAGCTGGCATTGGACTGCCTAGTGCAGGTCGCCAATGAGAACCCATACGACCCGGTGGCGCTCTACCTCAACCACGTAGGGGACACCGTTGAACCGGCATACGTTGATCGCCTTGCAACCACTTACCTCAGGCCATGCGATGAGCAGATTCGCGAACCGACCATTTACGACGAGATGCTCAAGCGTACGCTCATCGGCGCCGTGGCGCGTGTGTTCCACCCTGGCCATAAGCACGACACTGCCTGCGTCCTAATGGGTGATCAAGGCACATACAAATCCAGCTTCTGGCAATGCCTCGGCGGGCAGTTTTTCTCTGATGCGTTAGGTGACATCACCAGCAAAGACGACATCATGGTGCTCCATCGGTCGTGGATTATGGAATGGGCTGAGCTTGACCACATCACAAATCGCAAGCACTCAGGTCAAGTCAAGGCGTTCCTATCACAAGCGGTTGACCTATTCCGCGTGCCATACGGTAAAGCGGTTGAGTCATTTCCACGGCGTGGAATCATCGTCGGCACAACCAACAAAACCACTGGCTTTCTCGTGGATGAAACTGGAAACCGCCGCTTCTGGGTGATCCCAACAACAAAGACCGCACAGGACCAGATTGATACCGCTTCATTGATGCTTGAACGGGATGCAATATGGTCCGGCATCGTGCGTCTCTACCGACAAGGTGAAACCAATCGTTTACCCGCTGAGATGGAAACTCGCATCAATGAAGAAAACACAACCTATGTCATTGAATCGCCGTGGCGCACTGCAATTCAAGACTATCTTGCCACCCATAGCTCTACCGAATTGGTCACCACAGAGGCCATTTTGACTAAAGCCATCAGCAAACCGCTGGAGCGCCAAACGCGGGCAGACCAGATGCAGGTGGCGTCGATTCTCAAGGATCTCGGATGGGTCAAGCGGCGAGAGTCAACCGGCAAGCGCAGATGGCACTACGTCCTGTCCTAACCGTGCTTAGACGGCCAGACCCATTGGTGTGACTAGCGTTTCGATCGTCCTAACGTCCGACTGACCCACCTGCGCTATCAAACTTTCCCCGACCCTGTACCTATCCCTCTTTTTATTATTCTCTCCATAGGTTAGGACGGTTAGGACGGTAGGGAGACGCCAGTGATACCAAGGCGTCTGACCCGCCTAACCTCGCAAACCAGTAGGACAGCCACCTGTGGGGCTAAGCTCCCACCGCAACCACCGCACCCAATGCCTGAAATCAAGTTCCACATCGCCGAGCAAGACCTGGCGCGCCTCACCGCCGAAGCAGCCGCCGCTGGTATCCCACGTGCGCAGTTGATTCGTGATCGCGCGCTCGCACCTGCTGCTGGTGTTGCCAGGTTGCGCACGATGGACTATCATTCGCTCGTTGCTGATGCCGCGCGCTTCATGCGTGGCGACCTCAACCGGCAACATGTGGAAACACTCGTCGCTTATGTCCTCACCCAACTCGACAAGCGTCAGCGCGAAGCAGCAGCCCGTGGTAACGCGTCTGCGCGACACGTTGGAGCAGGCACTGGCTTACGCACGCGCCATTGCCGACAACGCAACCGATGACCAGCAGCCCATACCACTTGAGCTGGTCGAAGATATTTCTTCCAACTGCTCTGACCTCGTATCAATCCTCACCACCGCATCCACCGCACGATGAAATTCACCGCTTGCCAGTCCGACCTCGACCATGCACTGCGCACCATTGCGCCAGCCATTGGTGTGCGCTCAAGTCATCCGATCCTTGATTGCTGTTTGATCACTGCCGAGAACGGCAAAGCCGTAGTAACCGGCTTCAACCTCGATATGGGCATCACCTGCACCATTCCCGCTGCCGTGGACACTGACGGCGCTGTAGCGCTGCCGTATCGGCTTCTGGCTGGCCTTGTGAGCCGCTTGGAGGGTGATGAGGCTGTCACCGTGGCTGATGGCGCCCTGACCGCTGCAGGCGGCTCCTACGGGCTTGCAGCGCAGTCGGCCGAGGATTATCCCGAGCTGCCGGTTGTGGAGGCATCAGAGGCGCAGCTGGCGCTCAGTGGTGCCGTGCGCTGCTGCATGGTGGCCGTCAGCACCGACGCATCCAAGCAGATGCTCACCGGCATCCACCTCGGCGATGGCCACATGGCAGCCACCGATGGCCACCGGCTGATGCGTGTTGCGGTGGACCTGCCCGATGGGTTGAGCCTCACGCTGCCGGCGAGCACCATGAAGCTGCTGGCGGATCACTCCTGCTCGGTGCAGGCTGCACAAGGTCAAGCCGTGATCACCACCGATGAAGGCGTGCGCGTGTATTCGCGCATCCTCGACGGCACCTACCCGAACGTGGCGCAGCTGATACCGGCCAGCTTTGAGCATGTGATGACGCTCAACCGGCACCGGCTGACGCGGGCGCTGGAGCGGGTTGCGATCATCGCGGAAGCCACTAACGGCGTGGTGAAGCTCACCGCAGCCAATGGCCAGCTCGCCATCACCGCTGAGGCTGATGCCAACAATGGCCGCGAAGTGGTCAAGTACGACGGCACTGCTGCCGGCACTTGGGCGTTCAATGTTGCCTACCTGCTTGATGGGCTTAAAGCCTTCAAGCCGGCGGAGACCATTGAGCTATGCTGCAATGCCGCTACTACTCCGGTGGTGTTGCGACCTGCTAATGTGGACGGACAGACCTATCTGGTCATGCCTGTTCAGGTACGCGCCTAAATACATGGCAAAAAAGAGCACTAAGGATGAGATCCAGAACCGCGTCAACGTGGTTTATGGGCTCATCCTGCGTGCCTATAGCCATCATCAGATCGTTCAACACGGTTCCGAACTGTGGGGCGTCAGCGAGCGGCAAGTCCGTGACTACATGGCCGAAGCACGCAAGCTGATCGCCCTCGATTCGGAGCTGGAGCGCCCGCAGTGGCTGCAGTCTGCGTTAGCGAGGCTGCAGGATTACGAACGCGAAGCACGCGAAAAAGGAAACCTCAGTATTGCGATTAAGGCGCTAGAGGATCAAGCCAAGCTGCTGCGCTTCGAGATGTCATGAGCTTGCTGACCGGCATTGTCGAGCCGGGACGCTTGCTTGGCTTTTTAGATGTCACGACGCAAGCGGATACCAGCGACCTCCTGCAACGCATCCTCAGCGATCTGCACCCCGGTCAGCTAGATTTCGTCCAAGATCAATCGACTCAAATCCTTGGCGTATCAGCTGGATACGGCGCTGGCAAGACTCGGGCATTGTGCGCTAAGGCGGTGATGCTGGCCGCAGCAAATCAAGGATTCATCGGTGCGGTGATGGAGCCAACCGGGCCGCTGATTCGTGATATTTGGCAAAGCGACTTTGATAATTTCTTGGAGCAGTACGAAATCCCCTACACCTTTCGCGCGTCGCCATTGCCTGAATACGTGCTGCATCTTCCGGGAGGCGATACCAAGATCCTGTGCCGCAGCTTTGAGAACTGGAGTCGTATTATTGGCCTCAACCTCGCCTGGGTATTGGCCGATGAGATTGATACCGTAACGCCAAGTATTGCCAACAAGGCATTCCCAAAAATCCTCGGTCGTTTACGTTCTGGCAATGTGCGCCAATTTGGCGCTGCATCGACGCCGGAGGGATTCCGCTGGCTATGGCACACCTTCGGCAGCGATGATGCAAAATCACGCACTGATCGGCGGTTGATCAAGATGCGATCATCCGATAATCCATACCTTCCGGCAGATTTTATTGAGCGGCTAGAGGCAAATTATGACCCAACGCTACTCAAGAGCTACCTGCTAGGGGAATTCGTTAACCTCACCACAGGAGCCGTCTACGACCGCTTTGATCGCGCCAGGCACGTTTACGCGCAGCAACCTGACATCAGCCGCGAGGCATTACGGGTTGGCATTGACTTCAACATTGGCAATACCAATGCGGTAATTGGCATCCGCAAAGGTGATGCCGCTGTAGTCGTGGATGAGATCACTGGAATGCAAGACACCGACGCGCTCGGGCAAGAGTTACGTAGGCGATACCCCGAGCACAAGATTTACGGCTACCCAGACGCCAGCGGCGGCAACCGCAGCACTAATGCCACGCGCACGGACATTCAGATCCTAGAGTCCTACGGCATTAGCAACCAATCGCCGCAGTCCAACCCACCGATACGCGACAGGGTGAACAATGTGCAGGCAATGTTGGAAAACGGTAAAGGCAAAAGCCGTTTGCAGATTTGGCAAGGCTGCGCCAAATTGATCGAATGCCTAGAGCTGCAATGCTGGGATGAAAAGACCCAGCTCCCAGACAAAACCAGTGGCTTTGATCACCTAGTTGACTGCCTCGGCTACTGGCTGCATCGCGACTTCTCAATGCTGCACAAGGCCGCTGGCCGTGGCACTGGTGTCCGCCTGTACTAGCCAACCTATACTCAACCCGCACCCTATTCACTACCCAATGCTCACCGGCCCTGAACTGCTCGCCAAGGTGAAAGAACTTGGCGCTGTCAGCAAGTCTGAGATGGTCCGCGCTTGCGGTTATACCACTAACGACCGGCTCAACTTCACCGCGTTCTACGAAGCACTGCTGCAAGCTAAAGGCGTGGAGCTGGCCGCCAGCAGCAAGAAACCCGGCCGCAAGCTGACCTATAAGGCCAAGGTGCAATCCAACCATGCGCTACAGGTTGGTGAGGCATACCTCAAGCAGATGGGTGCAGCACCTGGCGCAGTGTTTGACATCAAGGTCGGGCGGAACAGCATCACGCTGACTGCTGCCTAAGATGCAAATGTTCCCGCTCTGCCTCATTTGAGGCATCGGGCTGCCGAGGCCCTTCGGGGCCTTTGGTGTATCTGGGTGCTAATTAGACTGCAACCATCGAAGGCGCCGCAATGTATTCAGGCCAACGGCAATACGACAGGCCGCTAGCGAAGCGTGCGGTCACTCAGGTGCAAGATCCAAACGCGGCATGGTACGCGATGGAAGCGCACTGGCCGTTGATTGAGGATTTGATTGAAGGCACCTATCAGATGCGGAAGCGGCATCGAAGGTATTTGCCGCAGGAGCCGCGCGAGGTTGATGAAAGTTACGACAACCGCCTAGCCCGCAGCGTCTGCCCGCCGTACCTTGTGCGGCTAGAGCGGATGCTGGCTGGGATGCTGACGCGCAAGCCTGTGCGCCTGCTGGATACCTCGGACGACATCCGCGAACAGCTGTTTGATGTCGATCTGCTCGGCAATGACTTGAACACTTGGACATATGAAACCGCTCGCAAGATGATCCGCTACGGCCATGTCGGCGTGTTGGTTGATGCACCAGCTGAAGGTGGTCGGCCGTATTGGGTGAGCTATACACCACGCGATATCCTCGGCTGGCGCAGCGAACAGCAGCAGCTGACGCAGTTGCGGCTGCGCGAAACTGCAACAGAACCGGACGGCGACTACGGCGAGAAGGTGGTTGAGCAGGTGCGCGTGCTGACACCTGGCGCATACCAAATCTTCCGCAAGGGTGATAACGGCAGCTATGACCTGCACGATGAAGGCACCACCAGCCTTGACCGGATCCCGTTCAGTGTTGCCTATGCCAATCAGGTTGGCTTCATGGAATCACGCCCGCCGCTGGAGGACATCGCCGAGCTGAACCTAAAGGCGTATCAAGTGCAGTCGGATTTGGATAACCAGCTGCACATCAGCGCCGTGCCGATGCTGGCGTTTTATGGGTTCCCGAGTAGTGCAGAGGAGGTATCAGCTGGCCCGGGTGAAGCGATCAGCTTCCCGGCTGAAGGGCGTGCGGAGTACATCGAACCCGGTGGGGCAAGCTTTGACTATCAATTCCGCAGGCTGGATCAACTGGCAGCGCAGATCAATGAACTAGGCCTTAGCGCAGTGCTCGGGCAGAAGCTCACCGCTGAAACTGCCGAGGCAAAACGTATTGACCGCAGCCAGGGTGATAGCACAATGATGGCAATCGCGCAGAATATGCAAGATATGATCGACAACTGCCTGCAGTTTCATGCTGCATTTCTCGGCAATACAACTGCCGCCGGTAGCTGCCTGGTGAATCGTGATTTCCTCGGCAGCAGGCTGGATTCTGCTGATGTGAAGTCCCTGCTGGAGCTTTACACCGCTGGCACCATCACGCAGGAGACGCTACTGCAGCAGCTAGCTGACGGTGAAGTGCTCGGCGATGACTTCAATGTAGAAGAGGAGATTGCTGCTACGGCTAATGCGGGGCTGGCGTGAGCACACCTGAGGCGCTATTTCGTAATGCCATTGATCTCAACCGCTACAGCAACAGTGTTGCTCGGCGGTTGATCAATGCTTACAACGACATCATCCTCGATGCAGTTGACCAGCTGCGTGCG